AGAGACCTATGTGAATGTTACTTTTTAAATTACTTTGTGGTCTGAAAGTTATAACTACTTTTTTCCATTCCCCTAAATTTCCTTTAACATCTAAAATTTTAAGAGGATTTTCCCAACTATATGAATTATTTAAGTAAAATACTACATTATTTGTAGTTTCTAATTTTACCCAACAACTGAGAGTATACTCGGTATCTTCTGTAAAAGTAAATGGTTTGTGCATATCCCAACTTCTTCCTGACAAGTATATCCTTGTTGCTACATTTCTACCATTGTAAGATTGTAAATTCTTTCTACAATGTGTCCATTCTGATATAACCAACCATTAGAATCATCAAAAGATTGAGATTTCAACAATAAATTTCTACCCCCAATGTTCAACTCATTCACTTTTTGCTGTGCAAATGTTTTAGCTTCTTGGAGTTTCAATTGAAGTTGTTTTATTTGTCGTTGCTCAGCTTCTGTGATTTTGCCATCTGCTGTAGCTATTGCTTGTGCTTTTGTGAGTTCTGCTTGTGCTCGTGCGTATGCTTCGGTAGCGGTTTTCGCGGTAGCAATAGCTTGTGTACGGGCTTGCTGCTCTCCTTGTACCTGCTGATTGCTGTATTGTTTCAATCTATTCTCCAATGAAAGCAAATCGGGATTTACAAATTGTTTTATCTCGGTTTTGTTGCCGTCTGTTATTTTAAGATTGGCTTTGATTTCTATATGGTCGTCAAAGAGGTGTATATACTGCTGTCCGTTTCCTGATGTAATTTTGTCAGTTTTGATTTGTCCACCAGTGATTTCTGTAAAGCCGTTGAGTTTAGCTATTCCACGCTCACCTTCGTATTCTGAATTGACAGTGGCGTATAGAAAATGATAAAAGCCTACTTCTTGTTCTATATCTATTTTGTTTCCGGATAGTATAAACTCGCCCGTTTCGGTGGTTTTACTTGCTTTGATATAGAGGTAGTAGGTTTTGGCTTTATCGTCCAAACGCCCTGATACGAAAGTGGGAATATACCAATATTTATAGCTATTAGCGTCACGATTGGGGTTTATATCGGTAGTGCCAAGAGTAAAATGTTTAAGCCAGCCGCTACCTGCATTGATTTGCTTGCTATTCTTATCAAAATAGAGTGTGTGAGGGGTTTTTACTGGGTTTGTTTTTGAGACTACAAAATCGAACTGGGTAGACTTGTTGCCTATAAGAGCCATCATAGTTTGTACGGTGGCGGGGACAATACTCTTAGTATATTCAGGGAATGCCGCTTCTATTTGCTTGATGGTTTCTTGGGCATCTCGCCAGCTTCTTTTGGTTAGTGATTGTGTGCGCTTGTTGAGTTCTCCAAAATATACTTCTTGGTTTTGGAGTTTGCGCATTTCAGAAGCAAAAGAATGCCCTTGTACTTTGTTAGATAGTTCTATTTGTGGGCTGTAGGGGTTATTTACATACTCTTTTATCCCTACAATGCGAATAGGCACGGGGGTGCGCTGAAATTCGGTATCGGAAAAATTGATATATGCACCCATTTTGAGGCGACCTCCTATATTTGCCCAGTGTTTTTTGGCGTATATACCGTCTAAGTCTCCAGTGAATGTAAATAAGTCTGCTCTATTTTCGTATAGGTATTTACACGCTTCTTTCATCATCTCCCAGCTTGCACCTGATTTTGTAGCGTTGTCGCTGATGTAGGCGTTAGGCATTTGCATATTGTATACGGAATATTCGTCGCCTATATTGGGGCGGAATATATCGTTGGGCATAGTAACACCGTCTTCTTCTTTAGGAACAAGTTGGAATCGTTTTTCGGCGTGGTTATAGTTGGACACTTCAAACTCTCTACCAGACAGCATACCGCTTTCAAAGTAGATAAGCATTTTTTCGCCTTTGATTTGCATTGCATTGAAATCGAGGGCTTGTGGTATGGAATCGTCAAATATATCGTAGAAGTGTTTATCTATATCTACTGCAAAAAAACCTGATACAGTACCTTTGCGTTTGGGGTATATGTGTGAGAGGTCGAGGCTTTGCTCATTTACAAATCCGTTATTTTGGGCGTTCTTGATTGTTATCGATAGCCCTTTGTCATCTGAAACGAATGTTACCCCTTCGTATGTGTATTCTTGTGATTTAGGTAGTAACAATTCTTTATTGCCGTATTTAGAACGGTCGATATTACGGTCGCCTCCTTGTACATAGAGGCGAGTGATACGACTTTGTTCGGTAGTGCGACTTACACCTGTTTTGAAGCCTTTGCCTTTGCCGTATTGGAGGGGTAATGGATTGTTTTTAAAGTACTCTACCTTATGCAAATGAATGGTTTTGCCTATGATTTCGTATTCGGTTTCAAAGGCTTTGGCTATCATTTCCAACGCTTCGAGGCAGTTGTTATGGTTGTAAGAAACGAGTTTTTCAGAGGCTTCTATACAATTACCTACTTGCCACCCGCTATCTATCATATTGAGGCAATCGACAAGGATTTGCACGTGATAGCGAGGTGATGCGGTGAAAGGGAATTTTAGGGTTTTATCGTTGGGGTTGCGAAATTTGTAGTTTTTGAGGTTTGCGCCCTCGCTGTCCATAGTGAGGGTATACTCAAAGTTGCGTGTGTTATGTTTTACGATTTTTGCAGGTTGGTTGAGGGTATAACGCTCATTGGCGAACTCGCACCAAGCCCCCGTAGGAATTTCGGTATAGGTGGATAACGAAAAGTATAAGGTAAGCGTATGTTCACCCATTATAGAGCGATAACGATAGCTTTCATCAGTGGGGAGAATGTCTATATATGTAGCGTTAAAATTGAGTTTCATTGGTGCATAAATAATACAGTGCAAAGGTAAGGTGGACTTCTCTTTGCACTGGCATTGTGTTTTAGTAATTATTTAGTAAATATTTGAAGTGATATTAGGTAAGTACAAAAGTGATGGTAAATTCTACTTTTAGGGTGCTTTGAATAAGAAAAACGTTCTTAACACTTGCTTTTTGGTAGATAGCATTAAGTCCTCCCCCTGCCCCTCCGAAAGAGGGGGGGATGTTAATGGTTCGTTCGCCTTGTTTGGTGAGATTGTACAACAAGGCTTCGTATAGTTGCCAAAAGTTGCTAATGGGTTGAGAAATGTAGCAATGTAGTTCGAGGGTGCGCTCTTTAAATTGGTTTGTGTGTTGTGCGTATTGCACCCCGCTAATGGCTGTACTATTGATAGTGAGGTGTTCTTTTACCTCGTAATCTTTTAGGATTGTATTTTGGTTCTCTTCAAGTAGATAAATGCCGTATTTGGATATATCTATGCCGTCTATAGTGAAACCTGAAGTGGGTAGTGTAGCATTTGGGGCGGTATAATTATAGCCTTGCAAAGGAAAATCGGAGTCAAAAGTAATATCGTAGCTGATGTATGTTTGTTCTTTTTTGGCTTTTTTTACTGATACTAATCGAAGTTGAAATGTTTTATTGAGTTCTTCAAAGTGGAATGTATTGTAAGTTTGAGCAGTAAGAAAGTTGATGAATGGTTCATACTGGTTTGCTTCACTAAAAAATGATAAAATGATCTGAATTGTATCGAGTTTAGGACTATCGGTGTCGTACTCTTTGCCATAGTACTCAGCCCAATCGTTGGAAGATAGTTTTTTGAGAGGAGGAAAGCAAAGAAGGTCTTTGTAATTGCTATCTAACAAGTAAGTGCTGTAAGTGTTTTGTATGTTGATGTTGTTAATTTTCATATTTTTTTTGCTATTTAGAAATATTGTTGTATCTTTGCGCTGTTGTAAAGGGTATTATCAACTTTACAAGGTGGGGGACGCTTCTATTGATAAGCTACAAAGCCCGCACCCCCAGCACCTCAAAGATAATGCACAATTATTTTTGAGGTGTCTTTTTTATATAACTCAAGAGGTGTTGATACGCCCTGAGATATTTGTTTAATCGTTGTGTGTCTTCTTCAGTAATAAATATTAGTCGTGTAATATCCATATTGTCTTTTAGGTCGTTTAGTTTGACATTAATGGCTAATGGGTTTGTTTTGATGCGTTCTATAAAGTGAGTGTATGGTTCGTTAGGCTGTTTGGTTACACAGATTAAGGCACTGATAACTTCTTTTGAAAAGCCTTCTTTTTTGAGGTCTTCAAAAGTCCATTTAGTATCTTCTACTAAATCGTGTAATATACCACAAATTTTTTCGTTTTCAGTTTGTCCTGCATTCATCACACGCATAAGGTGCAGTATATATGGTGCACCTGCTTTGTCGGTTTGTCCTTGGTGTGCTTCAATGGCTATTTGTATGGCTTTTTCTAACATAGGTTTAAAAGGTTTTGTAAAAGGTTTCGTTTACTATTTGTCCGCTAATGCGTGCGTTCATTACAAGGTTAGTTCCCCAGTCTATAAGATATGGATATTCTCCTTTTTGTTTAGCATAACAAACTATTTCTTCACCTTCACGAGTAAATTTGATAACGACTTCTTGCCAATCATCATAGATGTAGGTATCGGTATGGTTTTGAAAATTCTCTAATATTTGTGTATGGTTACTCATCTGAATTTGCTGTAATAGTTAAACGATTGTTTTTCCAACTCAGTTATGCGCTCTAATACATCAGGAGTATTATTTGCTTTTGCTTTAAGCACTCTTATTTCTTCATAGTATTTGTGTCCTAAACCACCTTCAAGCCCTGTTTCTTTTCTTATATCATCATATCTTTTTTGCCCCAAAATGCGAATTGCATTAGGAGGTGTTTCTTTAGCGTAAATCATTTTTTCAGTATTGAATTGAATTTCAGCGAAGACATTTTGCTGTGTGCGAATATTGGTAAGAATACCACTATACCCTAAGAATTGTTCGGGGGTTTGATTTTTAACACGTGCAAATATACTACTTTTTTCTAAATACAGCAAAATATTTTTCATTTTTTC